TCCTGAATTCCAAGATCAAGAAGGTCGTCAATTATACATTGAGACTTTAATTAACTTGGAAGCTAGAAGAACTGGTTTATTCTGTGCTATCAACGAAGATGCTCTAGAAAATATTGATTTCGTAGGTGAAAACTTTGATATCTATCAAGATTATAAAGTTCTTTCTCACAGAGTTGAACAAGATGCTACACCAGACGTATTATCTTTATCTAAAGTAATGATAGTAGATGGTAATGAATTAACTATCGAAGGAGCAACACTATCTGAATTAACTTTATTAGGTATTTCAGAGAGCGGATTCTTAAGAGCTGAAATCGATGGAGAATTTACACCTATTTCTGCAATTTATGAAGATGGTGCTAACGTAATCATTGAATGTGAAAGTGCTATTAAAGCTTCTACATTTGAATCTTATGAATTAGGTTTAGCTGCAACATTCCACGCAGGAGAAATCACAGTTGTTGACGGAGATATCTATATCGCAGCACCAGCAGTTGGACCAGATCCAGCTGGTAAATTCCTTACATCAGGTAGCGTAATCGTAGGTAACTTCTTACTAGGATCAAACGGTATTGATCATGTTAAAATTTCACAAGTTACTGAATTATTTAATTTAGGTGGAGTAAACGTTATCAAAATCACACCGGCTGCAGGAAAATCATTTAGCTCAACATATGCAACTGCATCAGCTACTTCTATCTCAGCATATTCTAGAACAGCATCTGCAACATTTGAATTTACTACAATTGAGCCTAACTCAAGAGCAGTTATGTTACCAACACAAACTGATAACTATTCATTCTTACCAATCGGTGCAGGTCAATTTAGATTATCTGCTTTATTAGAAGATGATACATTTGATTGGACATCAGTTTCAGTTGGTATGTACATTCCAGCAGATGAAGGTAAATTAGCAAGAATTAAAAGAATCATCAAGACAGTTGTTGGTGGATCAAACGTATATACATTTGAATGTCACAGACCAGTATCTGAGAGACCAGGATATGCTCTTAAAAGATATGAAGAAAGTACTTCAACGTACACTATGTTCCCATTAGCGGCTGCAACACAATCTGAAAAATCAATCGCTGAATTGTTAACACAATTGAGACCAGGTAATGGTTTATCAAATACTTTAATTGACAAAGACGCAATCACATTCAGATATGTTGTTGATACATTTGGATCATTAGAAAACGGAGGTATTCTTAATAAAGAAGAAATTACTCAACTTTGTAAAGAAAGACAAAATGCTTCTGCAATCCTTAACGCACCAATGGTGAAAGAATTCAAAGCAGCAACTAATCCTTCTTTCAAAGATGCTAACACAGGTTCATTCGAAACTAGATTAGTAGCAACTGGCGGTAACTTAGAACTTAACCCTACTGCAGTCTACACATTACCATCTATCAATGAGGGTGCAAACTTCGGTTTCTACTACTCACCAGGTCTTAATGTATTAGAAAATGGTAGAACTAAAGTTATTCCACCAGCGGCTTACGTATCAAACAACTATATCGATAAATATTTAGACGCATTACCATGGTCTATCATCGCAGGACCAAGAAGAGGTGTTGTAGGTGGTACAGGTGTACAAGGTCTAGAATTTGCATTCGATAAGAACGATAGAGATTACTTAGAGCCATTCGGTATCAACCCAATCGTATTCGAAAGAGGTGTTGGTTTGACTATCAAAGGTAATAAGACTGCACAACAATCAGTTCAATCAGCATTGTCTTCAGCTCACGTAAGAGAAGCAATGATCTACATTGAAGATGGTTTAGCAGAAATCTTGAAAAACTACTTATTCGAGTTTAACAATGCTCAAACAAGATTAGAGATTAAAACTTTAGCTGACTCATTTATGGAATCAGTAAAGAAAGACGGAGGTGTATACGACTATAGAAACGTTATGGACGGAACAAACAACACTAACGAAGTAATCGATAATAATATGGGTATTTTAGATACATTTGTTGAGCCAGTTAAAGGTCTTGAGATCTTAGTATCGAGAGTAACTATCTTGAACACGGGTGAAATTGCAACCGGAAACTTTGCATAACAAAATAAGATATATAAAATAAACACATACAAATTATGGCTTTACCACATTATTCAGAAGATCAAACACAGAAGAAGGGCAAGAACTTTGAACCAGTACAGGCTAACCTGTTCGAGGTGACAATTTTACCTCCCGATGGTGTTGCCGGTCAAGAATTGTTATTACAACACGTAAATTCAATTTCAGGCCTTGCAGGTTTACATAAAGATGTTGCTGCAATTGAGCAGAAGTATAAATTTGCTACTAGATCATTCGCTGGTATGGTAGACAATACTTCAATCGACGTAACTGTTAACTTTTCATTGAACCTAAACGATTCTAACCAAGCATACTTATACAAAACTATGAGACAATGGTACAGAGCACAATATAATCCAGAAACTGGTGAAATGGGCTTGAAAAAGAATTACGTAGGAACTATTGTTATCGTACAATTTAATAGAGAAGGTGATATTTTTAGAAAAATCACATTAGATGATTGTTTCATCACTTCAGGACTTGGATTTACGGATGCATTAGATTATTCAGCTGCAGACGTACAAACATTAGAGATCACTTGGAGATCTGATGTTTACGCTGAAGAAGTAAACTAATTAACACACACTACTAATAAGAAGGTATCTAACGATATCTTCTTATTTTTTGCAAGATAAATATATTATATTATTAACATACACAAATATTATGAATAACCACAAGTTAACAAAAAAACTTCAAGTTCTTCTCACAGAAGACGAAGTGGCTGATGTTAATCGATGTATCTTAAATGATGCAGTCGAAACTGAAACTAGGCCGGTTTCTGTTAGTGCATGGATTAGAGACTTAATTAAAAAAGAATTAAGTTTAAAATCAAGTAAACAGAAATCATATATTAAAACAAAAGTAAAAAACTTAAATAACAAAAAACAATGAGCGAAGAATTAAACAAAAAAGAAGAAGCGGCAAAAGCAATGCTAGACGCTAGGGATCAAATTAATAATCCACAGACTTCTAATGATTCGACAGTTGAAGATGTTTCAGTAGAAATGTTGAGCGCAGTTGAATCCAATGGATTAGGTAGAGTTAATATGGACAATTTTGGACAAGCAAGACCAGAAAAGTCTGCGGACCAATTCTTAGGATGGATGGTTCTAGATCAAGAAGAATTACCATCTAAAGGTAAATTTTACCCTAATGGTACAGTAATTAAGATTAGATCTGCAAGAGCATCTGAGATTAGACATTTTTCTACTATGGATGAAAACAACTATATCGATATGGAAGAGAAATTGAACCACATTGTAGAAATGTGTACTCAATTAACAGTGGATGAAAAGAGACTATCTTATAAAGATATTTTAGAAGAAGATAGAATTGTAATTCTATTGGCTATTAGAGATCTTACTTTCCCTGAACCAGAAAACAAATTGATTCTTAAGGGTAAAACTGAAAACAGCAAAATTCCAGTTGATATCGAATTATCATCTAGATATTTAGTAGCTACACAGGTTCCTAATGAAATCGAGGCTTATTACAGTTCTAAAGAAAGAACATATGTTATTAAGACTAGATCTGCTGGTGAAGTTAGAATGCGTCCGCCTTCAATCGGTGTTATGCAAGAAATTACTAAATACCTAAAGGATCGTCAAGAAAAAGAAGTTGAGTTTGATAAAGCCTTTATCCAAGTTCTACCTTATATCACACCAGATTGGAGACAAGTAAATCTACCTAAAATCTTTAACTTAGAAGTTGATTACAAATCATGGGATCAAAATAAGTTTATGGTTATCTATAGACTTGCTGAGAAAATGAAAATTGGAGTTGAAACAACACTTGAAATGGAATACGAAGGGGAGATCGCGAAAGCCCCTCTTGATTTCCCAGGTGGCATCAAAAGTCTTTTCATTATTTCAGATCTCGCTGGAGAATTACTTTAAGACTAAGTTCTATCTGGGCATACATCTCAGAATGCAACCTTCAGAAGTTGATAATTTATACTACTACGAGTATTGGTATTATGTTAAGAACCTGTCGGATTACATTAAAGAGAAGAATAATCAGAATAAGGATCAAGAAGAACAACAGGCACAACAACAGAATCAAATGAGTTCTAAGTATAAAACGCCTGCGATGCCTAAGATCCCACAAATGAAAGCACCTTCAATGAAGATGCCTAAATTTTAAAGATATATAAAGAGTATAGACAAACGCTACACACTAGTAGCGTTTGTCTTATATTAAAAAATACACACACTTAAGTTGGCTCAACTAATACCACCTATTTTAGCAAGTGCATTCGAAAGAATGGGATCTGGTAATAAAGCACTGGAACAAATCGCAATAAACACTGGCCAAACTGCAGCTTCGGTCTCAATGGGTGGCGATTTATATGAAAAAATGGATGAGCTTGTCAAGGCTCTTAAATCGGGTGGAAAGGGCAAAGGTAGTGTTTCTGCTAAAGAGGCTCTAGTCCTTAGAATTACTGCGGGAGCATTAAAACCTATTGGACTTGGTTTAGGTGTCATTATCGATGCTTTAGATAGAGCACCAGACGGCAAAGAACTTAAATTAAAGATGGAAGCATTGACAAATGGTCTTTTATCTTTAGCAGATATAGGATATTCAATCCTTAAATTTGCAGCCACCATGATATTGGCTACTCCATTATTACTATTAGCTGGTATTGGAGCCATTATTTGGGTTCCATTATTAAAACTTATGATCCAGGGTCTATTGTGGGCTACTGAGAAATTAGATAAAAAGGCACTTAAGAAGATTCTTGTACTCGGAGACGTGGGCACGGCATTATTAATAATGTCAGGTAGTTTAGTCTTAATGTCACTTCTAGCACCATATATCCTAAAGGGTCTATTGGTAGCTGGAGCTATTTTATTAGGTTTTGGTCTATTAGGCATGCTCTTAGATAAAATGAAAATAGGTAAGAGTTTAAATAAAATGGCCAAAACTCTAAAAACCTTGTCATTGGCATTATTAGGGCTTTCAGTCGGTTTGATATTAATTGGACTTTTAACACAACCTATTCTATATGGTTTAGCCACAGCTTCATTGATAATTCTTACATTAGCTGGAGTATTCTGGTTAATAGATAAGATGCAAGTCGATAAAGCA